CCTGGTACGTAGTGCTTTTTCAACTGCTCCCAGCTCAGGTGAATCCTGCCAGGGCGGTAGGGGTAATGCGCCAGCCACAAATCCCAGTTGGGCAACCATTCCGCCATCTGCGGGGCATATTCTTTGACGAAACTGGCGCGTGTGTAGATCAGCACCGGTTTTTGGAACTTCGCCTGCATGGCATCGGCGCAGGCTTGCGCGCAGTCGCTGATCAGCTTGCCGGGATAGCGCTTGCTGATCGAGCCCTTCTGCCATTCACCCCAATCCGACCAGTATTGCTCCACATCCAGCGCCAGAAAGGCGTAATCCAGCCCCTTCAGGCGGTGTTCCAGGTTGCTGATCTGGGCATTCACGGCGCAGCCGGGGTCCATCCAGTGATAAACGCCACACAGCATCCCGGCTGCCTGGGCTGCCTTCAGATGCGAAGGGCACAGCGGATCCTGCCGGTAGCTGCCCTGCGCTGCTTTGATGATCGCGAAACGCACCCCATTTTCATACAACTTTTCCCAATGGACGGTGGCCTGCCAGGACGACACATCCACCCCCAGACAATATCGATCAAACATTTTTACTCCTTTCTTTCTTCCCGATAATCTCTTTTTTTTCTCATTAGCCTTTTGCCTTTTGCCTTCCAGCTTTCAGCCTTCAGCTATGAGCCGTCAGCGGTCAGCTCTCAATCCATCCTCGACAGCCACACCCAGAATATAGGCTGCCAACACCGACACAACCGCAATCGTCTCATTCTCGGGTACCTCAAAGGTCGGGTCAAAATGCCGGATCACCAAAAAGGCCAACCCGATCACCGCCGCCCAAAATTTCCGAGACCCCAATAACAATTTCCATTTCTGCATGATTTTTCTCCTTTCGTAAATGTCACCCGGTCGGGGCGTTCGGCCGAACGCCCCTACAACCGAACGCCCCTACGAAAAAACCTCAACACTCAAAACTCAATCCTCAAATCTGAATCCTGAATCCAAATCCCTAACACCTAACCCCTAATCCCAAACCCCTGCCTTTAGGCTACATTGGCCTTATACAACGGCCGGTAATCTGCCACGAAAACAGACAGGAAATGCCGCACCTTCAAATTGATCGTGTCATTGTGCAGCATATCAAAGCCCACTTCCTGATCGGCCACAAAGATTTCCGGCATCAAGCCAAAGCGCTCTGCGATGATGATGCCAGGCACCAGGTTCGGGTCGGCCATGGCAGCCCAATCGTTGGCGTCGGTCCAATCCGGTACGGTGATCACATCGCCCAGTTCTCCGCGCAGCATATTCTCCGAGAAGATATTGCTCTCGCGTTCAAAGGTCGGGTACAGGATCTGGCGTGCGGTCAGGCGCAAAGCCCGTGGCACCAGTAAATAACGGGCATCCACTGCCAGCATCGGTTTGGTGGTGTCGTTCGAGATCATGCTCTGCTGGTAGATAGCCTGGCTGGCAGCTTCAAAACTGGTTGTGCTCAATGCGGTAGTACCCAGGTTGTTATGCACAATGGCATCAAAGACGTGCGCGCCATCCGCCATGATGGGTCCGGTGCCACTGCTGCTGCTGAACAATCCTGCCACCAGACTGGAGATGTTACGGATAGCGCTGGATGCCAGCTTTTGTGGCAATTGGCGCAGTTTGTGTGTCTCGTCCTTGTCAATCATCTCCAGGGTAATCGGCAACAGGCCGCCATACTTACGGAAAGTGTTGCTCTCGCCACTGTCACTGATCTCTAGCTCTCCATACGCAGCGCCTTCCGAGATTACACCCAGAGCACTGACCTCACCCAGCAGAATACCGCTGACGGTCTGCAGTGAGCCCATATGTTCCACTTTGACCACCTTCTCCCACCAGCGATAGCCGGCTTTACCCAGCTGTTCCCACTGCTGCAGCATGATCTTGTTGAAGCTGTTTTTGAGCACGTTCGAAAGGCTGTCACTATCTGCCAGCTGGGCACGCTCAGCGGACATTCTGCCATGGAAGTCCACATCCCCGGTCATGCGCAGATACAATTCGCGAATGCCGGAAAGGCGTGCTACCCGGGTGTTCTGCATGCTGGCTTCACGTGGGGCACCCAGTAAATCATCGGCCGCTGCCTGCAACTGGTCACGCTCCGAGCGCATTTCCTCGATTCTGCCAGCACCATGTATACCGCTGCGTCCCTGCAAAGCTGCCACGAGTTCGCGCTGGGATTGAATGGTCTGATCCAGTTCTTCCAGAGCGAATTGGCGGCTTTCGAATTGTTTACGCACCTGGGACTGTGCCGGTTCGGGCAGGTTGCTTTCCTTTAATTTCAGTTCCAGAAGATTACTCTTAATTTGTTGCACCTCCAGCGAGAGTTGGCTTTCCACTGTGCTGCTTGCGGTTGATTCACTTAATTGCGTTGTTTCGTTTTGCATTTTTTCCTCCATTGGTTGAATTTGTTGTTGTAAGACCCGGTTGAACGCCCCACCTCTTGCCGGGCGATAGACCAGATCCAGACTGATGACTTTGATAATTTGTTTGACGATCTTGCCGCTGGCGCTGAAGACGATATCGGCACTGAACCCCACCCGGGGGCGTGGCGATGGACTTCCCAGCCATTCTGCTCCAACCTGCTCCAGCAATTCCGCGCTGGGACCGGACGGCTTGAGCTTCAATACCACCCCCTGGCAGCTTTCGTCATAACGAGCGGCATACGCCACCCCTGCCAGATCGCGCAGGCTGCGGTGGGTCTGTGGCTGCTGGTGGTCAATGAAGACCTCCACCCCTTCCCACAACCCCAGCGAGGCGCGCAAGGCTTCCTGGGTGAAGTTCCAGCCATTGCCAATGCCGGCCGTGATGGCGGTCACCTCAAAAACTGCTGTTTGTGTGTTGTGTTCTTCGTTGTCTGTCGTTGCCGGGTTCCAGTCCTGTAGCTGTACCCGCGTTCGAAATTGTTCTACTTCTTCTGTCATTGCTTCTCCTTTCCTTTTAATAGGGTCATATCGGTTGATGTGCTGAAACCTCCTTTCCTGTTTACAAACTGGCCACCCCACGTGGTTCTGCCTGTTCGGGGTCAATCACCTTGCTGGAGCGCTGTTGTCCCCCTCCGCCACTACCGACTGCCTGGCGCGCCGGATCATCCAGATCGATGGCCGGGGCTTCCTGCGACTGCACCTCCCCGGCAAAACGGTAGACCATGCGCAGCAGTTCTTCGCGGTTGATCAAGCCACGGTCGAAGAGATCGAAGAAAGTGCGGCTGGCAGCCTGCGTGGCGATGGCCAGAGCGGCGTTATCACGGGCACTCAAATCGGCTACCTGCACCTGAATGCTGGCTTCGGGATCCACCCGCCTGTCCAGCATGGCTCTACGGCGCACGGCGACCACAGCCAGCTGGCGCAATATCTCACTGAAGAACAGCTGCCTTTGCTCAAAATGCCGAAAGGTTGGTCCACCGGCAGCTTCGGCTGTACTGCGCGTGGAGGATTCCGGTTCCGCCAGGAAGTGTAGTGGTACCCCGGCACCGGCGGCGATCATCTTCTTGATGCTCAGACCGTCTGTGCTGGCTTCGTGACTCTCCAGACGTGGGTGGATCACCTCCCACTGCTCCGATTCATCCGTCACCAGGATTGAGCCTGGCGTGGGTGGAACGGCGTTCAGGACAGACTGCCGGGCCGCACGTTCAGCTTCACTCAAAAAGCGCGACTTGACCACGAAGTAAAAGGCGTTGCGATAGCGGTTCAGGCGTGCCCTGTCCTCCAGCCATATGGCGTAGCGGTTCAACCACACCAGCAAGGGTGCCAGGTCACTCTCCCCACGTACCGCGCCGGGAGGGCGGTTGATGGCGAAATGCAGCATCACCGCCTGGTCTGGGGAATCGCTGCGACTGTCATAAGCTGCCCAGGTGTGTTCCTCACCCAACCCGTCCAGTTGCTGGTGGTAAGCCAGTTCCTGTTGCAAATCATTCTCCGCTGTCTCAATCGCTGTGATCTGCGCTGCCGGTACCGCGCGCACATAGGTCATCCCGGCAGCATCTGTGGAGAGTAAAAAGAACAGCTCACCGGATCGGGTCAATTCATCGCACCATTCATAGATGCGCAGGGCACACTGGTTGAGTTCGTGCTCCCACCAGTTCTTCAGAAATTGCTCGCTGCCCGGGTGGTTGCAGGTGATGCGCACCCCACCCCCGACCACGTATTGGCTGGTCAGTCCCACAATCCGGCGTGCCAGCGGGTTGCTGCGCCAGGCTTCCAGGGACTCCTGCAAAATGGTCTGCTGGTCGTATGGCAGCCGGTCGCGCGATTCATACGGCGGCAGGTTGAAGGGCAAAGCCGGGATGGTCTCCAGCCGTTGGCGGTGTTGCCAGGTAAAAAATTGTCGTAATCCATCAATCCAATTCATTATTTCTCCTCGTCATGCTTTCTGATACTGAAATTTAGTAGCCTTTTCGGCTTCGTTTGTTGCTGAATTTGAAATCCATCTCCTGCAGGGGGTCTGCAGCAGAGATGATGGAGGTGGGTTGACCCGCCTGTATGCTATGCGATTCCAGCACAGCGCACAGGGCTGCTGAGATCAACCAATCGTCGTGCACTTCGCGTCCCTGCTGATCGCAGGTGCCAGCCGGTACCTGCCAGCGTAACAGCCGTTCCGGTCCCAATGAAATACTGGATTTGCAGGCACGGGCTTGCGCCAGGAACTGACTTTGCTCCTCCGATACATCGCGGTGATCCTGGATGCGACCACTGTCGATCAGTCCCAGAAAATCCCAGCCCAGGCGGCTCTTGCTGGCGGCCGTGAATTGAAATGGGATCACCCGCCCAGGTAAAGCACGCTGTAGGAAGGATGCGATCCCAGCGCCCACCCCACTGGCATCCACCACGAATTGTCTTGGGTTCCAGAACCTGGTCAGCGCCAGCAATTGCTCAAACAGGCTGCTTTGCGCAATCCCCTGCCAGGCTTTGCGATGGACGATCCGGTAATGATTCTGGTGCAAGCCCCAGGCGGTTGGCCGGCTAAAGATAGAGACAATCGTCAAGGCGCTGAAATCCCGCTGGGGGTTGCTCATCACCCCGGAGCTACTCAAACCCTGATCTTCCCCGGCTACATCCAGACAAAAGGCATAGATCTGCCCCGCTTGTGGGGTGGTTTGCAGTGCGTGTTCCCCCCGCAGCATGGCCAATCGTCCATCATGGAAGAGCCTGCCGCCATTCTCCAGCAGCTCCGAGAAGAACTGGGTACGCACCAGCGGATGATCCCTTCCGAGCATGGCGATCTGTTTTTGCACAAACTTGCCATAAGCTGGCACTTCGCGGGCAACCTCATCAGCCGTCAATACAAATGCCCGGCGAGTACCATCATAGGTTTCGATTTTCTGCGCCAGTCTCAACTCCCTGGCCAACAGGGTGTCCTCCGTCCAGGCCGTACCCCAGAAGACGCGCGTGGCGTTGGTGCTGGCAGCCATAGGAGCAATCTCCTTGTCGTACTTCTCCAGCGAGATGTCCTGGGCTTCGTCCACCTGCAACAGCGTTGAGGCGGTCGCTCCGACAATATTGGTTTCGGGTGAACCGGATAGGAAGGTGATACTCGCCTTTCCCACACTGAAGCGATAACCCGAATCTTTCTGCCAATCCTCCTGTAATAAGGGGTGCCGGCTGAGCACACGTTGCAAACGTCGCATGGCGTTCTGGCTCTGTGGTTTCCAGGTCGGTGAGATTTTGACCAGTTCCCCGCCAGTGTGGATGAATCGCATCAAGAAAAAGGCTTCTAACTGGGCCTGCAGTTCGTTCTTACCACTCTGGCGGGGAAACATGACCACAAAGGAATGACCACAATCACCCAACACAGATATACTGATGGCATAGGCAACAGCCTGCTGGTATTCTCGCAACACAATCCCTCCCAGGGCAGCAAAGCGGCAGGGATCGGTCAGCGTGTTAATCATGACTTTCTTGTCAATTGCTGTCAGCATCGTTTTTTTCCCGGACCGGCATGGTTTGATCAAGTTCATGAATCAATTGCAATACTTCCTTACGGAATTTATCCTTGCCATCTTCTGCTCCGCTCCATTTTTTACGGATCTCAATCAAACGCCCCAAACGTGCGCCGGCTTTTCCGATAATCTCTAGCGAATTGCCATACTGATCCAGTTCAGGTTCTCCTTTTTCAACCAGTTCGTGATATTTCCAGATAGCCTGGCGTAAAAGGGCGATGATTTCATCCAGATCTGATTCGGTCGTCGGAAGGTCTTCATCCGCAATTATGGGATTGGCATCCATCTCTACAATGGGCTCATTTGGGATTGGTCGTGCTACTGATCTTTTCGCCATACATATCCTTTCTGGAATTAGAAATATTGTTCTAATTTTGATCAAAGTATGACGGAAAAAATTAGTTCTGACAACCTGCCTAAATGTGCATGTTTTTAAGCAAAATTGGCATATTTTGGCAGGTTTTTGGCATATTGGATAGATTTTGTCCGAAAAATTGCATGATTTTTCAAATCATTTCCCTCCCAAAAAACCTGTGACAACATTCCTATCTTCTCAAAAATCCGATATAATTATCGTCCCTGTCAGACAATTAACAATTGAATAGAAACTGCTCTCATTAAACCTATCCGGGTTTTTATTGCTTTGAGCAGTTACAAATATAAAAAATGGAGGAAATTCTTATTATGGAGGGAACAATGACTGCCCTTACAGTACAATCG